CGATACAGGTCTATGACCATAAAGCTCTCATTCGCGGAGGACGAGTAGATATGGACATCACCAGCACCAATTGGCGTGTCTTCGAAGTAGTCGTCGTACAGTTTTGCAATGTCGAACTCGATGCCGGCTGCGCTCAAAGCGGCTTCTAAATCGGAATCGGGTGAGTGCTCGTCCTCCACCCATGAAACTAAATCGGACATTGAAACGCAGATGTCGAACTCATTGGCGTATACGATGGAAGGCATTGGGGAAGGTCCAGATGATGAGTCTTGTGGGTACGCCAGATACAAGAAGCCCGGCGCTGGACCGGGCTTTTTGGTTCGGGGTGAAAATCAGCTCAGCGAGCGAGCCAGACCAAATGCGATTGCACCGATACCGCCAGATAGAACGATAGCGGTACCGATGAACCACTTGATCATCGAGCCTTCGACCCGGGTAATTTCGGTGCGGAAGTTAGCAACGGCAAGATTAGTGCTGCTGGTTTCTTCGATAATGTTGGCTTTGGTAGCCAAGTTCGGGAACACATGCTTATCGAATGAACTTAGGGTCGTTTCAATGCGTGCAAGCGCCTCCCGTATTTCGGGGATAGATTTTTCAAGGGTCGCTACACGCGCTTCCATTTGATGCCCTCCTGGAGGTTCTTCCCCGCCAGTATTGCCGGTGTCTGAGCTTCTGTCACCTTTCCTTACCGGAACGATGTGTCCCTTGGAGTCCAAAACCGCATTCAATCTACTCATTCTCCGATTTCCGGGAATCGAATTGCTCGACCATTTTAGATAGGGTCTTCGCTAGTGATCGAGCTGTCTCGATAGGCATTGTCACAGCGCCAACATCCAGGCGGAACAATTCAGCCTCTCCTGTTTCGATCTCGGCGGGCCTTTCTGCATAGTTCACAATTTTGGATGTTTTAACGAGAAGGGAGGTTCTACCAAACGTTACATGTACCGCATCCTGCTCGTTCCAGCTGATAGCGAAAGCATCGAACTGATCAACCTGCTCATCCATATAGCTTCCCGCTTGAACGTGCGGGATTATCGTCGTGTTTGTGGGCTGACTCACATCCATCTCCATGCGCTGTGCGCTCAATCGAAATTCTAAAATGCTTCCAACATGACTACTCAGGCTTGGCTCGCGCAATCCTCCCCGCCTTCACCTCATCCGCATAACCCACTAACCTATCGGCTTCCTCATAGAGCGTGCCCACCAAGCCCATCAGGGCTATGGCATCAGCATCACTGAGCTTTTCCGCCAGCTTTCCCAGGTCGATACAGGACTGCTCAAGGTTGAAGGCGATGGCCTTGAGGTCGCGGCGTAGCTGCTGGTTTGGCTTGGTGAGGGGCATGGGGGGGCTCCTATAGCTTTCGAGCGTTCCAAACCAAAAGAACGCGAGCCTGGATGTGAACTCTAGGAAGCATGTCACTCTCAATCATTATTGCCGGATACACGGGATTGTCTGAAATCATGCGCAAAGAGCCACCAGTCAGGCGCTGCAGCCTTTTAATGAAAAGCTCTCCATCCAAAGTGAAGACATAGATCGCATCGGTGCGAATCTCGGTGATGCCGCGATCTACCAGCAAGGCGTCGCCGTCGCGGAACGTGCCCTCCATGCTGTCACCGTCGCCATCGATGATGGCCAAGTTCTCTAGCTTGGAATATGACAAGCCCTGCGTCTTCAGCCAGTCGAGATGAACCGTGATATCTCTGATGACCTCAATGTGGTCTGGCGGCACCCTTCCCGGGCCCATTGACCCGGCCACGTCCAACTGAGGGATTGTGATGAAACTGGAATCTTGCGATTTTCGGCGAGACTCAATCGGCACGACATTGCTCTCCTTGCTTGCAGGCTGCGCTCCACCATCCGCCCTCTTATGCATCGGGCCCTTTCCAGTAGCCAGCCACATCGGCATCACCTTCAGATAGTCGGCGGCGATCAAAAGATTCTGCCCCTCAATCGTCTTGGTTTTCCCTGAAATCCAGTCGTTCACAGACGGCGCGCGAATGCCGCAAGCGCGCGCCAGAGCGGCCTGCGTAACCTTTGGCGGGCCAGCCATAGCCAGTTTTAACCGTTCTTGAAGTGTCCTCATTAGGGGAGCCTAACACTGGGCATCTAAGGTATTCCTATTGACCTAAATAAAAGGTATGCCTAATATCCGTACCTATGCGAATAGCCGGAGAAATCAGGCATGAACCCAAATGAAATTATCGACGCTCTCGGTGGCACTTTCCGTGTCGCTGAGCTGTGTGAAGTTCGGCCTCCATCGGTAAGCGATTGGAGGAAATACGGAATCCCAAGGGCTCGGATGATGTTTCTGCGCATCGCCAGGCCAGATGTTTTCAAGGAACTGGACGCCCAAGGCGCGAAGAAAACAGCCGCCTGACATCCCTGGCCGCCATCACATTGACTAAATGATCGCCCCTGAACCGCCGGGGCACCACTGAAACAGATTTGAGGTTTTACGAATGGAAGATTTCTTGAGGGCTTGCCACACCACCATCAAGGAAAGCGGGGCAGAGGAGCTGGCAGGAAAAATGTGCATGGCTCACGTGAGCCTTCTGCAGCGCTCAAACCCGGACAACGCGGCGCACCACCTAACGATCGAGCATCTGTTTGGCGTGCTGCTCCACACACAAGACATGCGCCCGCTGGTGGCGCTCGCTGACCAATTCGGTTTTGACCTCGTGGCTCGTGAAAAGCCTAAAGCCAAACCGCTGATGACCGCGCTGGGCCTATTGTCCGCGGAGTGCGGTGATGTTGGTCGATTGATTTTCGATGCCACGGCGGACAACCACATCAGCCAGCACGAAAAAGCCCAGGGCGATAAAGCAATCCTTGAGGCGATAGACGCTCTGCAAGTTTTGCGCGAATCGCTGAAGGCCGCCTGAATTACAGGCATAAAAAAACCGCCTGGCAGGGCGGTTCGGTACAACTTTTTAGCGAGGTCGATAATGATCAAAAACACCCCAGCAGTCAATAGTTCAGGCGATGCCGCGACACTTTTCAGCGAGTCCGAAAAGGTGTCGCGACACGCAATCTCCGATCAATCTGCCGCGATGAATGCCGCCCTCATGATTGGCGGTCAGTACTCGCTCGCGTCAAAAACCAAATACCGCCGGGAATGCCTCAATCACTTGAAGGCGTCCCTGGCTCCTGCCCAGGATGTTTACGCATGAGCACCATCATCATGAGCCTGTGCTGGCCGTTGCAAGGCATGAGCGGCCCGCAGAAGGCTGTTCTGATATCGCTGGCTGACAACGCAAACGACGAGGGTGTTTGCTGGCCCTCGGTCGCTCGTATCTCTGAACGTACTTGCCTCGCTGAAAGGACTGTTCAGGCGGCCATAAAGTGGCTTGGACAAGTGGGCATCTTGTCTGTCCGGGAGCGGATGGGGCGCTCGACGATCTACACCCTAACCCCCGCATCTTATGCACCCCCGCAAGAGGCGCACCCCGCAGCAGATGCACCACCACCCCCGCAGCTCACGACACAAACCCCCGCAGCAGCCGCACCCAGAACCGTAATAGAACCATCAAGTGAACCATCACCTCTTGTTGGCGCCGAGCAACCAACGAAAATTTCGAAGCCGAAATGCCCAACCCAGGCCATCGTCGATTTGTTCAACGCGACGATCCCGGAGTTTCCCCGGGTCATGTTGTTGACCAAGGATCGGATTGCCAAGGTCAACGCACGTTGGAGCGAAAGCGATGTTCATCAGGATCTCAGTTTCTGGGCCGAGTACTTCGCCCTGGTGCGCTCCAGCGAGTTTTTGATGGGCAAGGTTTCAGCCTCTGGCGGTAGTCCTTTTCGCTGCAACTTCGATTGGCTGATTGCGCCGAGCAACTTCGTGAAGGTCGTGGAGGGTAATTACAATGCGTGATCCCTACAGCCTGGAAGCCGAACACGGTGTGTTGGGGGCGATGTTCCTGCGCCCGGAATTGATCGACTTGCTCAGTGCCGACCTCGCGGTCGAGGATTTTTACTACGAGGACAACGCCGCAATCTATCGCGGCATTTTGGACTTGCACGGTGCTGGCCAGCCGGTCGATATCGTGACTATCGGCGCTCGTATCGGTGACCTGCCTTGCGGCTCGCCCGCCTTCGCTTACGCCGCCGAGATCGCGCGCAACACCCCCAGCGTTGCGAATGCTGCCTCCTACGCAGGCACCGTCCGCGAGCGAAGCCTGGATAGATCGCTGATTGAATTGAGTGTTCGGATCAACGACATCGCTTACGGCGACCAGCCCACGGCGGACAAGGTTGCAGCGGTGCAGGCCGAAGCCCAGGCAGTCGACAGTCAGTCGGCCACGTCCGAGGTGATCAAGGCCGAGGACATCCTTGACGATTACATCGAGGTGCTACAGGCCAGGGCTGATCGGGGGGAGGGTATCGATGGCCTGTCCACCGGCATC